TTATCTCACCACCTTTTCTTTAAGGGAAAGACCACATTTCAACTTGAATATCAGTTCATCCCTAGAATTGACTATGATTTGTTCTACAAACTGTTCAAACAACTCTTCTGTGTAGTTCCCATTAAAGTCATCAGCTAACACATAATCAATCAAATCCTTTATGTCGTTAGCTCGCAAAGCACCACTCGTAGAATTGTTTAGCAGGCTTGTTTTTTCAGCTGTTAGGTTTTTGATTTCAATATCTAAAAGATTGCGTTCTTGATTAAAAAGAGCTGGTTCAAGAAATCCTTTAGCCATCAGCGTAATAAGGGTATTGCGTTCTTCCATTAGTTGCTCCATACGTTTATCGATGGCATCTATTCTTTCAAGATCACGTTCTTCATCAATTTGGCTAACTGTCTTAAACAGCGGTTCTAGAATTAGCTTATGACTGAAAGCCAGCTTATTCATCATGGTTGTAAAGGTGGCTTTTATCTCGCCATCTCGTAGAAACAACATGGAGCAGCTCTCTTTATCTTCGATATGTCCGATGCAGCTCCAGGCAATGTAACTTCTACCAACGGAGTAGTTAGTTTTTCTTCTGAAATTACGACCACACTCTCCACAGAGAATTTTGCCACTTAGGGCATACCGATTGAGATAAACATTACTGTTCAGCCCCTTGCATTTATTCTTGGCTCTTTCATTGATGAGCTGTTGGGCCTTATCAAATACTTCTCTACTTACAATAGGCTCATGATTGTCTTTGTAGTAGTACTGGTCTTTTTCACCAGTGTTCATTAGGCGGTTGAAGTTGCTATCGGTGTAGGTCTTTTGTAAAAGGACATCGCCTATATACTTTTCATTGCGAAGCATATCTATCACCGTACCTGAACTCCAGTGGTTACCTCTTCTTGCAGGAATCTTATCCCGGTTCAGGCCTTTTGCAATAACACTTCCTCCTTTACCTGAAAGGCACTCTTCAAAAATGCGTTTTACTATTTCAGCCTCCTTGGGGATGATAACCATCTCACCGTTTATGTTGGCGTAGCCATAGGGAGGGGTAGAAATCACATAACTACCATTTTGAAATCTCTTTTGAATGGACCATTTTGTGTTTTGGGAAATAGATGCTGACTCTTCGGCAGCAAAACCTGAGAGTATAGAAAGCATCAACTCACTTTCCATATCACCAGTATTTAAGTTTTCTTTCTCAAAATAAATATAAACTCCAATATCAATCAGCGTTCTTACTAGCTCTAAACAATCTACAGTATTACGAGCAAAGCGGCTGATGGATTTGGTGATAATAAAATCAATCCGATCCTTCTTACAATCTTCTATCATTCGAAGCAGTTCAGGCCTTCTTTCTTTTCTGGTGCCTGAAATACCCTCATCATAATAAAGTCCTGCAAATTCCCATTCTGGATTGGACTTAATGTAGTTCTCATAATGTTCCCGCTGTGCTTTAAGGCTGATAAGCTGATCATCGCTATCTGTTGATACCCTGGCATAAGCGGCAACTTTTAACTTATTGTTGGACAGTTGTACTTGGGGAATTTCGCCTATTTTAGTTATCTTTTTCATCATCTCACCTCGCTTTCACCCATTACATATATCACTCTAAAAGCCACTAATAGCAAGCTATTTAGGACATAATCTCGGCTAGTCGGGGAGAGAATTTCTCTCGGTTTAATGCTGATATTTTGTGTAATTCATCCGCTGTAATTTTGCCTTCTTGATAAAGCATTTTGACAATGCTATCTGCTATATGAAAGTCATATTCCTTCTGCAACTCTTCTGTAGTCATCTGTTCTGCCTTACCCTTGATGGTAGGACAACCGTCTTTTACTTCAAAAATGTTCATAGAAAAACACCTCCTACCTAGTAGCCACGGCAGGAGGTGAAATCTGATGGTTTTATTAATCTTTTTGGTAAAAGTCACATTCATAGCCATCGGCATCAAGGAGCAGGCCTTTTGCCCATGGTGGCACTATACTCATTTGTTCGCATACCCTATCAAGTGACATTCGAGGGTCAGCTTCTATAATGACTTCATCATGGACATGAGCCACGATGCTGCAAGTTCGGAGTGTCTTCATGGAAAACATCAAAATATCACGGGAGATTGCTTGAACAATGTTCTCTACGAATTTTGGTCCATAACTTTCAAGACGCTCCCATTTCTTTGTTCCATCCACACCTTCATAGGTAACAGACTCACCACCGAAGATGTTTTCACCGATTCGAGGCTTTACGTATGCAAGCTGTCTCCCGGAAGGAAGAACAATAAACAGCATGCCACTTTTATAGTAGAACTTAATATTGTGTGTTTCTTGAGATTGTCTACTTTTTATACAGTCTTTGGCGGCTCTATCAACATCCCACCAAAACTTTACGATGTAGGGATTGGTCTGTCTCCAGGCATTTACTAGGGGTTTTAGTTCTTCCTCTTCAAGTCCCATCTCTATTGCACCCATGGCCTTTAATGCACCTACTGATCCACCGTAGCCAAGAGCTAATTCTGCGATCTTACCTTTCTGCCTTAAGTGACCGTTTATACCGTGCTTTTTAACAGGTACATTAAACATCTGGGAAGCGGATGCACAGTAGATATCACCACCGCTTGCGAATACCTCCGTTCTCCAATCTTCACCTGCAAGCCATGACAGCACACGAGCCTCTATCGCTGAAAAGTCAGCAACAATAAACTTATTGCTTTCCTTTGGCACAAAGGCAGTACGAATAAGCTGAGAAAGTGTGTCAGGTATATCTTCATAGAGCATTTCCAGAGTTTCATAATCACCGCTTTTTACTATGTCCCGTGCCTCTTTTAAGTCTGGCATATGGTTTTGAGGGAGGTTTTGTAATTGCACAAGCCTTCCTGCAAAGCGACCGGTTCTATTAGCTCCATAAAACTGAAACATTCCTCTGGCACGGGAATCACTACATACGGCATTTTCCATGGCTGTATATTTCTTGACCGATGATTTTGCCAGTTGCTGACGGAGTTTAAGTACCTCTGCTAAATCTTCGGGTGCATCCTTTAAGAGTTCTGCCACAGCCTTTTTACCAAGGGTATCTGTAACTAAACCATTGTCAGCAAGCCACTGCTTCATCTGTTGTACGGAGTTTGGGTTATCAAGTTCTGTTCTCTGCTGCATGGTTGTTAGTAGTTTTTCACGAGAACTTTTATCCATGGTGATGGCCTGCATTACGAAATCCATATCCACCTTTATGCCACGGTCGTTTATCTCCTGGTCGAGATGATATTCATCCCAGATGTTTTCTGGCACAGGAAACTTTATAAGCCTTTGTTGTATCTGGATTTCTACCTCTACATCACGCTTGTTATAGTCTTTAAATTTCTGCCACTTATCGATTTCATCCGTTGGTAGGTTACGAGTTCTACCGCCATTTGTTTTTGTTGGAGCACAAGGAACACAAAAGTATCGTATCAGGTCTTTGCCTTCCGTCAGCTTTTGCTTTTCAAGCCCTAGCACTGCTCCTACACCTTCAAGTGAAAGAGGTAGACCCATATAAGCAGACCACACCATTGAGCACTTCCACGATGAAGGGTTTAGATATCTTGCCAGTTCCTTTGAGAGTGGATGGTTATCATAAAAGGGATCAAGGCTTATTCCAATGTCGGACAGATATCTTGATAGGCAGATACGCTCAAATTGAGCATTGAATGCCCACTTCGTAATGCTTTCATCCGTTAAGGCATCGAGGATCTCTTTTGGAATCTTTTCTCCTGCCATTAAATCAACCACCATAACATCACCACCATCCACGGCATAGCCAAACAACATGATTTCAAAATCATCTGCTTCTGCGTAGCGATAAACCCCACTCTTTTGCAGATTGGTAGATGAATAGGTTTCTATATCAATCTCTAAATTTTCCATAGTGACCTCCTTCCTAAATGAAAAAAGGTGGCAGAGGGAAGACCTCCACCACCGTCAAGTTTATTGTTCCTATTAGGCAAGGAAGTCTTCATCCACAAGGGTTGAAAAATCATCTGCTGCAGAAGTCTTGCCACCAAGAGGTTCGCCGTCTTTGATTTTCTGAATGTTTCCTAGACCACAAGCTACACCCTTATTACCATTAGAGTTGAAAGCATAGAAGTTAAGAGATACCCTGCCATAACAGCCACTGTATACCTCGCTGCGATCCATAATCGGTTTTACGCTTCTGTCTACAATCTGTGGTGCAGTTTTGCTGTTGGCATTGATAAAGTAATGTCCTTTATAAGCCTCATCATCACGCTCTACATCTCCATCACGAAGGGGTAGTTTAATGGCAGCCTTGTTTGGTTTCTTGCCACCAAACTTAGCGATACCTTCCTCGATGGCTGCATCGACAGCCGCATGGATAGCATTAATGGTTTCTGTATCATCCTTTGGGATAAGAACAGACACACTGTACTTTTCTGGACCACCATTAATGGAAACAGGCTCCCAGCCGTGGAAGTAAGAAAGTCTTGAATTTACACCTGTGATAACTTTTGTCTTGTTTTGCATATTTGCCATAGTATTTAATCCTCCATAATTTCGTTAAATTCGTTTTTAGCATCTGCTACGTTCATAGCCGGTCTTTTATCCGAGCTTAGAACAAGAGTCAGCTTGCCCGGTGGTTTATAAATGAGGCTTCCTAGAATTTCCTCAAATTTGGTTTTACCCATCAGTTTTTGCATCTCTGTCATAGGAATAAGGCTCTTACGATAAATGTCCCTATATCCACTGGCCACAGCTTTTTCTGCGATGGCATTTTCATCCTTGTACTTACGAACGGAGCGACCTTCCACTACCTTAAAGCCATGCCACTCTTTTCCGTGGTTCACGGCTGCATCTGTTGCATAGGCAGTGATCTCATTAGCCCATTTGGTGAGGTCGGGGAGAATCAGTAAAACCTCTTCTATCTCCGAATCCGTAAGTAAAGGTGGCATCTTAAACTCCATCTGTGCAAGCTTTAACTTTTCATCAGCCCTTGCACGGCATCTATTGGATGCTTTGCAGAAGGTACACCATGGGCCAGGTAAATAGTCACCCTCACCATTAAAGGCTTTTTCCGCTCTAGGTTTTAGTTCTTCATCAGCCCAAGCTTTTAGTTCTTCCACCGGGATTGTCCATGTACTGACATTTTCTCTTCTTGGCTGAAAGATTGTCATGGACACTTCTTTGATGTCATAAAGGCTGTCATAGATTTCTAATGCTCCTAGGGCATAGAGTTTCATTTGTGGATTGTCCACTGCATCGACTAGGACACCCATCCCATATTTAAAGTCTATGATGTGCAAGCTATCGTCTGCGATAATGACACAATCTCCAGTACCAAAACCATCTGGCACATAACAAGAGAAATCAAGACGTTGTTCGATAAGGACGATTGGATCCTTGCAGGTCATTTTTGCATGTTCCAATTGCTCCATAATGAAATCAACGTAAGCATCCGTACATTCCTCCATCTCATCAGAACCATACTCAGATATAGGTCTTTCGCTTCTCATATGAAGTGCCTTTTTTAGCTTGTGTTCACATAAGTCATGAGCCGCTGTACCTTCTTTGGCCGCTTCACCGCTTTGGTCTTCAAAGTCCAGTTCAAGCCTTGCGGAGGGTAAGCAATTGAGCCATCTATGGGATGAAGATGCAGATAACATTGCGTGTTTACCCATTGCCAAGACCCTCCGCATCTTTCAAGATATCAGCATAGTGAACCTTATCTACGGCACTTAACTTCTCAGCACCATACTTGCCGATAATCCCTCGCACCTCAGCAGTAAAGCCTTGTTGGCTCTTTTGGGCAAGGACCATTCTCACTTTTTCAAGCGGAATATCAGCTTCTTTTACTACCTCTGCTTTCGTGGCAGGTTCTTCTTTTCGAGCAGAATCACCATCTGTCATCACATCACAAACCGCTTGTATGCTGTCAGCTAGGCTTCGCATATCGTTTACCACATCAAGCAGTAACTTTATTTTGCTCAAGGTCATTTCCTCCTTTCGTCATCTCACAGATAGACAGTTCCTCAATGCTATCTCCAGGGATCACAATCGTCACACGCTGTTTACTTCCCAAAAGAAAACGAAGGATTCGCTCTCTTATGGACAAGTTACGATAGGTAACAAGGCCGCCTGTCTGTGGTTTCTTAGAAACACTGATTCTTAAATTGTGTTTCATATCCATCACCTCTTTCCGAAGGCTGATTGTATTGATTGCCCTCTACCTAGTAGCCACGGGAGGAATGAAAATCTGACGGTTTAGAAAAAAGAAAACCTACCAAAGAGAAATTCTCCTTGATAGGCATTCTTGATTGTCCTTATTTTAAGAGTTCATTGACTCTTTTTTGTACTGCGACATAATCGTATCCTGCTTTTGTTAGACGATTTTTTCGTACCTGTCCATTACCCCAATCACCACGAATGACCTCACGGGCAATGGTATCGACAGACTTTTTACTGGATAACAAGTCATTGACCTTTGCCTGGACCGCTGAGTAATCATAAGCTGCATCTGTTAAGCGTTTCTTTCGCTCATCACCATTACCCCATAAGCCCTGAATTACTTCTTTCGCCAGTTCCTCGATGGACTTCTTATCTGTTGGAGCAGGAGTGCTTTCTTTCTTCTTTAAATGATTCAGCCCTGCGTTTTGAATAATCGTTTTATAGTCCTTGTAGGCATAATTTAGATCCAAGTTTCCAGAGTAGCCATTTAACTTGCCCTTGCTCGTGTACTGCCAGATACCATGACGAAGTGTTGGTTCTTTGCTTGACCACTGAGCCACCCAAAAATCATAAGGTGCTAGACGGTCCAGTTCTGTTAAATCCCTAAACCAAGAACTGGACGCATAGATGCCGGCATAATAGCCTGCATTTTCTACCGTCTCACAAAAACCTACCAAAGCATCGGTAATGGCCTTCTTGCCACTTGGACGCTGATGATAGTTATCCTCTGTATCAATAAATACTGGATAAGAGATGGTCTTACCCTTGATAATTTCAAGGCACTTCTTTGCTTCTGCGATACCCTTGGCACGGGTATTGGCACAGCTGTACCAGTAAACACCGATGGGGATACCTCTCTCATGGAAGGCTTGATAGTGTTTGTCAAAGGCATCATCCTTGTGGAGGCTAACACCTGTGCCATGTCCCGTATATCCCGCTCTTAGGATAACGAAGTCAATCTCCTTAGCCAGCTTGTCATAATTCATTTGACCTGGTTTTTGCCACGTACTGATATCAATTCCTTTAGTCTTCATTATTGTTCCTCCTTGTCGCTCCTGTTGTGGAGCTGCTCTAGTACATCTTTTAGCTTTTCTGGTATGGGCAGTCCTAGGTGGGCAGCATTTTCAAGTAGTGAAATCCCCTCGTTTGAAAGGTAGAAAAATACAATGGCAGTACGTAGTACGTTTCCATC